CATCGGATTCGACCGTATACGATCCGCCCTCACGCGCGGTCTATGTTGGCACGACCGGTGACCTGGCCGTCCGAATGGCTGGCGACCAGAGCACGCTGACATTCACCGGGGTGCCGGCCGGATTTCACCCGTTATGCGTGGACAAGGTCCTGAGCACGGGCACAGCAGCCAGCAACATCATCCTGTTGTTCTGATGCTCGCCAGGCTCGACTTTCAGTTGCTCGGACCCGGGCAGGCCCCGCCCCTGAGAATCCACGAGGGCGAATCCCTGCGCTTCACCCTGCGCGCCCTGAGCGCGGACCTTGCCGTTGTAACTCCGACAACGGCCCGCTATCGCATCGAGGATCTGGACCAGGGCAGCACAGTCACAGACTGGACCACCGTGACCCCCGCAACATCCATGGCGGTCACGATCAGCGGCGCCACGAACGCGATCCGCAACAGCATGGGCGTAGAGCGCAGACAGGTCATTGCAGAGGCGACCGACAGCGACGGGACAATACGCCGGACGCTGGATTACGAGATCAGCGACCTGCAGGGGATCACGTGACCCCCGCATTGATTCGCAGATGATTCAATCGTTTGAAGTTGCATACAACAGGATTTTGAATGGCTGGCGGTGCACCAAAAGGCAACAAGAACGGCGAGAAGAGGAACCGCATCATGACGGATGCGCTTCGCCGCGAGCTGATGCAATACGAGGCGGAAGGGATACCCCGCGGAGAGGCGGCCAGCATGGTCGCGCGCAACTTGATTGCGAAGGCCATCGGGGGCGACGAGTTCGCGATCAAGGAACTGTACGACCGGATCGACGGCAAGCCCGCCCAGACCGTCGACATGAACATCAACGATGAGCGCCCAACCCGCGACAGTCTCTTCGCCGAGCTTGCCCAGCTTCACGCCCGCCTTGCTGAGCGTGGCGACGGACGAGGAACTGGGCCGAATCCGGGACCTGTACCGGGAGATTCTACGACTCACTGAACGCAACAAAATCGAGTCGTACTACCCCGATGAAGGGCCGTTACGCCGTGAGCTCTACACGAAGCACGTGGAGTTCTTCGCCGCCGGCCACATTCGCGAGCGGTGCATGCTCGCCGCGAACAGAGTCGGGAAGTCCGAAGGCGTTGGCGGATACGAGCTCACACTGCATCTCACGGGGCGGTATCCGCACTGGTGGGTGGGCAGGCGGTTCGATAAGCCTGTCCGAGCATGGGCTGCTGGTGATACGGGAAAGACCACTCGCGATATAGCCCAGACCAAACTACTGGGCCCCCCGAGTGACCCAGGGGCGCAAGGTACGGCGCTCATTCCGGGTGACTGTATCATCCACTGCTCGCCTAAGGCAGGCGTGCCGGATGCGATAGAGACGGTCACGGTGCGCCATGTGAGCGGCGGCACCAGCGTTCTGAACCTGAAGAGCTACGACCAAGGGCGCGTAGCGTTTCAGGGTACGGAACAGGAAGTGATCTGGCTCGATGAAGAGCCCCCGCTAGACATCTACACCGAATGCCTGCTGCGCCTGATGACGACAGACGGCATGCTGATGAGCACGTTCACGCCGCTCGAAGGACTGAGCGAGACGGTCATGCACTTTCTGCCGGACGGGCAGATCGGCGAGCGCAAGGACGGGGACAGATTCCTCGTCATGGCGACCTGGGATGATGCGCCTCATTTGTCGCCAGCGATCAAGAAAGCGCTGTGGGATGCGCTGCCGCCTCACCAGCGAGATGCCAGATCGAAGGGCATCCCACAGCTGGGAAGCGGGGCGATCTTCCCTGTACCCGAGAGCGACATCACGTGCGATCCGTTCGTGATCCCAGAGCACTGGCCACGATGCTACGCGATGGACGTGGGCTGGAATCGCACGGCCGTGGGCTGGCTCGCTCTCGATAGAGACAGTGGCACGGCTTATTTGTACTCCGAGCACTACCGCGGTCAGGCAGAGCCTAGCGTACACGCAGAGGCGGTCAGAGCTCGCGGTGAGTGGATACCCGGAGTCATCGATCCCGCAGCGCGGGGGCGCTCACAGCGTGACGGCGAGCAGCTGATGCAGCAGTACCAGGACCTGGGGCTGAATCTGATCGAGGCCAACAATGCGGTGGAAGCGGGGATCTATGCCGTGTGGCAGCGCCTTTCTGGTGGCCGGCTCAAAGTGTTCAAGACATGCCAGAACTGGCTTGCGGAGTATCGCTTGTACCGACGTGACGACAAGGGACGCATCGTGAAGAGCAACGATCACCTTATGGACGGAACCCGTTATGGAGTCATGAGCGGGCTCGATATCGCGATCACGAAGCCCGTAGAGTCCTCGCATAACTTCGAATTCCTGAGCGATCTCCCCTCATAGCCATGGCACGCCCCACGAACAAAGAGATCGAGCAGAAGCTGATTGCTGAAGCGAAGGATTGCTTTTCCAAAGGCATCTCAGCCGATAGCCACAATCGCGACCTGGCCATCGAGGACATCCGGTTCATCGATGAAGAGGGCGCGCAGTGGTCGGAAGGCGACCGCAAGAACCGCGCGGGCCGTCCGTGCTACTCATTCGACCGCACATCCATTGCAATCGATCAGGTGAAGGGCGACCAGCGCCAGAACACCCCACAGATTCGGGTATTGCCGGCTGACAGCAGGTCAGACCGGAAGATCGCGAACATCTACGCCGGTTTAATCCGCAGCATTGAGCGCAACAGCTCCGCGCGCACCGCATACAACACGGGCTTTGATTTCGCGCTCAAGGGCGGATTCGGCGCATGGAGGGTCTATCCGAAGTATGTTGAGGACAGCTTCGACCAAGAGATTTGCATCGCGCGGATCGAAAATCCCTTCACGGTGGTCTGGGACCCGAGCGCGAAGGACTTTTTGAAGCGAGACGCCTGGTGGGGCATAGTGTCTGAGCGCATCGGACGCGCTCAGTTCACTGCTCACCATCCGGATATGCCCGAGTCCGACATCGACATGGCGGACCGGGATACAGACTGGATCACCTCGGAGGAGATCCGGATCTGTGAATACTATAAGCGCGTCAAGAAAAAGAAGGTTCTGGCGCTACTTGATGATGGACGGGTGATTGATTACGACACCATCAAGGTGATCGAGGAGGAGTTGCGAAATCCCCCTGAGGGATCAGGTATTGCGCCGGTCCGTGTCGTGAAGAAGCGTGAGGCGGACGGCACGATCATTCGCTGGTGGAAGCTGTGCGGGGCTGGAATCCTCGAAGGCCCGATCGATTACGAGTGGAAGTACATTCCACTTGTGCCCGTCTACGGACGCGTGTCGAACATCGAAGGCAAGCGCAAGTACCGCGGGCTCGTGAGAAAGGCCAAGGACCCGCAGAAGGCTTACAACGCGTCCCGCACGGCTGAGATCGAAGCGGTGGCGATGGTCCCGCGTTCGCCCTTCTTCGTGACTCCAGCGCAGATCAAGGGCTACGAGCCCATGTGGCGGGAGGCGAACGGTAAGAACCCGCCGTTCCTCTATTACAACGCGGTGAAGGATTTGCCGAACGGAGGCAAGCCCACACGCGAGCCGATGCCGGATGTTCCTACGGCGCTCGTGGCGCTCTCACAGCAAGCGCAGGACGACATCAAGGCCGCTACGGGCAAGTTCGGTCCGAGCCTGGGTGAGCCACAGCAAGGCGAGCTCCCCGGGGCAATCCGCCAGCGCAACACCGAAGGCGATGTCAGCTCCTACGAGTTCATGGACAACTATGTGGAGTCGATCAAGTTCACCGGTGAGATTTGTGTGGACATGATTCCGAAGGTGTACGACGGTCAGCGCATCGTTCGCATCCTCGGCCTCGACGGTAAGGAAGAATTCGTCGAGATCAACCAGCGCCTCCCGGATGGAACGCTGCTCAACGATCTGTCCGCCGGCCGATTCGACATAGCCGTGGACGTTGGTCCGGCGTACACGACCCAGCGCCAGATGGCTGCTGACAACCTCATGAAGCTCGCGAGCGCGTCGGAGATCGTCCAGCAGATTGCATCCGACCTCATTGCGAAGAACCTGGACTTCGACGGTGCAGAGGAGCTGGAGCGGCGTTTGCGTATCCCGCTCATCCAGCAGGGCATCATCCCGCCGGATCAGCTCACGGACGACGAAAAGGCGATGCTGCCGCAGGGCCCGCCGCAGCCGAGCCCCACTGAGCAGGCATTACTGGGCAAGCTACAGGCGGACACAGCGAAGTCCGCTGCGCAGGCGCAGGAAGCGCAGGTCAAAGCCGCTCAGGCTGCCGCGGATCTTCAGATGCAGCCCGCGCAACTCCAGAAGCTGATCGCGGACACGATGGGCCAGCAGCTGAAGAATCTATTGCTGGCCGGCGAGGTTGGACAGGACCCGCGCACGGGCAAATATGCGCTCATGAAGTATCTGAAAGACGATCAGGGCGGATACAATGAGTTTGCGTTTCCGAGGCGTCGCACGCCTGTCACGATGGATATGCAATGAGCACAGACCCCGGAAAGATCGAAGTCGCCCGCGACCCAATCGCTGAGAAGCTGGACGAACTGGCCGACTTGGCGGAACTGTGGAAAGCAGGCCGCAAGAAGGGGCGCGATAGTGAGTCCATCCGCACGGCCATTGTGCATGCGGCCGGCGTGATTACGTTCCTGAGTAGTCAACAGACATGAAACAGCCCAAACCAGCCACAAAGCCCGCTCCCGCCATTCCCCCGCGCATGACCGACCGCGAACGCCGCGATGTGCAGCGGGAGCAGTTCAACAAGCGCTTCGAGGCGGAGAAGCGGAGCAGGCAGAAGTGATCCCCGTCGCCATAGCCGCCCGTCCCACGCTAGACGACGTGCTCCGCGAGCGTATCGGCCGGGACCAGACGATCACGGCGGAAAACAAACTGGCCGTATTCCTGAAGGCGCGGCAGTTGCTTCGGGAGCAGGGGTTGACACAGCTTTGACCACCATTGCATGGGACGGTAAGACCTTGGCCGGTGATACGGCAGGGATTTCCGCATGTCTTAAGCGACGAGTGCAAAAGATCTACCGCTTATCGAATGGTGATCTGTTCGGTGCTGCCGGCGAGCTCGATGACTTACTTCAGGCGAAAGAGTGGCTGGAGGATCAGAGCAAGAGTAAACCAGCTTTGAAGGACTTTTCCGGACTGCTTATTACGCCGGCCGGGCCTTTCAAGCTGGAATGCGCTTTGATCGCAACACCTATCCTAGAGCATTTCCACGCTATAGGTTCTGGGCGAGACTTCGCCATTGCGGCCATGCATCTTGGAAAGTCGGCGCGCGAGGCAGTGGAGATCGCTCTGATATTCGATGCCAACAGCATCGGGCCGGTTGAGACACTCGAACTATCCACCGAGGTGGTCAGGCTCATCGCCTGAGAGTCGAATTCAACCTAACGGCTTTTACAAGGCCCTGACGGCGAAAGCTCTCAGGGCCTTTCTCATTCCGCTAGCACTGGCGTTCAGTGCGAAACCTGAGTTACATTAATGCCTGATCCTATCGCATCGCCCCAAGCGCAAGAGGGCGCAGCCTCACCGGCTGCTGGAGTCTCCCCGACTCCGGAAGAGGTGACTTCGGGCGCTCCTCCGCAAGAGAGCACATCCGCCGAGGCTCCAAACGGCGAAAGGCCCAACCGGGCTCAGGAGCGTATCGAGGAGTTGGCAGCACAGAACAAAGCCCTACGAGAGTATGGCGAGTTCTTCCGTCAGCGATTCGAGGAACAACAGCGACAGCCAGCCCCAACGGCGGCAGCTCCACCGGTTCAGGAGCAATCCGAACCGGAGCCCGATCCGGAGGCTTACGACGATCCCAAAGCGTTCAACAAGGCACTTGCCGCGTGGTCGCGAAAGGAAAACGAGAAAGCCGTCCAGCGAGCTATCGAGCAGGCCCGTACCGAAGGCAAGGTTGCCGCTGAAAAGGCGTTTGCCGAGCAGCAGCAAAAGCAGCGTGCCAAAGCGTTAGACGACCAGTTTGCGGTTCGTCATCAGGAGTTCGCGCAGAAGACGCCGGACTATCTGGTCACGATCAGCAACCCGGCACTGACGTTTATGCACGGTGAATTCCTGGAAGCCATCAAGGATTCCGAGAAGGGCCCGGAGATCGCCTATCACATCGCCAAGAACCCGCAACTCGTTGCGCGGCTCGCGGCGAAGGATGTTTCTCAGCGCTTGCGAGAATTCGGCCGCATCGAGGCTGAACTGTCACGTCCCGCTCCTCCCCCGAAAGTCACCACTGCGCCGCCCCCTCCGGCGCCAATCGGTGGCGGGTCTGCGGGCGGAGAGATTGATCCGTCCAAGATGCCGATCAACGATTGGATGGCCTGGAGAACGAAGCAACTGCGCGAAAAGCGTCAGGGCCGCTAAAGGCGGTGCAGCTCGATAGGAGCTGTACATGACTCAGACAATTCTCACCTCTGATGTGATCCTGCGCGAAGCGCTCAGGATTCTGCATCAGAAGGCCACGTTCCTTGGAAGCGTGGACAAGCAGTACGACGATTCCTTCAAGGAAGGCGGTGCCCGCGCCCGTGAGGGATCGCGAAACGGTAGCTCGTTGCGCATTCGCCTGCCGAACAAGTACGTCATCCGTACCGGTCGGACGATGAGTGCGCAGGATACGCAGGAGCAGTCGGTCACGTTGGAAGTGACCAATCAGGCGGGCGTGGACATGAACTTCACGTCCAAGGAACTGACCCTCGATCTGGAGGACTTCTCCAAGCGCATCATCGAGCCGGCAATGGCGACCGTAGCGTCCTACATGGAGGCCACGTGTCTGACCGGACTGACGAAGCAGGTTTACAACCTGGTGGATCAGGACGGTACGGCGGTGGATCTGTTGGCCTTTGGCTTGGGCCGTCAGAAGCTGCAGGACAATCTCGCGCCCGACGATGGTCAGCGTTCGGCACTGCTCAGCACGACTCACGAGGTGAAGCTGGTGAATGCCCTCAAGGGCCTGTTCCATCAGTCCACCGCGATCGAGCAGCAGTACCGCGAGGGCATGATGGGCCGTACGCAGGGTTTCGACTTCATGTCGAGCACCCATGTGACGGATCACACCACGGGCACCGCGGCACAGGGCGACACGTTGTACAACGTGAACGGGGCGACCGAAGACGGCGCAACGATCACGGTGGACACCGGAACGACCACGTTCCTCGCGGGCGATGTCATCACGTTCGCCGGCTGTTTCCGTGTTCATCCGGAGACGAAGGTCAGCACGGGCGTGTTGCAGCAGTTCGTTGTGACGGCGAACTCGGGCGCGAACGCCACGAGCCTGTCCATCAGCCCGCCGATTGTCGTCTCCGGGGCGCTTCAGAACGTATCCGGCTATCCGACCAACGCCGGGGCGGTCTCGAAGCTTGCCGCGGGCAACGCGGGGCTTATCAACAGCTCTCTCGTGTACCACAAGAGCGCGTTCACCGTGGCAACGGCGGATCTGATCCTGCCGGACGGTGTGGACTTTGCGGCCCGGGAGGTCTTCGACGGCGTCAGCATGCGCATTGTGCGCGCGTTTGACATCAACAACGACCAGATGCCCTGCCGTATCGACGTGCTGTTTGGCTACGTCGCCCAGTACCCGCAACTGGCCTCTCGCATCCACGCAGACGGCTGATCGCCATAGGCATCCGTGCTCGCGGCGGATGCCTTCACCATTTCGGAGGACAATACGATGGCAGCACAACAGATCGGCGACGGGCATGCGGACGGCGTGCAGTTCGCCAACACGAAGATCGGCTTCTTCGGAGCCACTCCGGCCGCGCAACAGGCAACGATTGCCGACGCGACCAACACCACCACCACAACTTCGACCACAACGGCGTTGACCACGGACCTCGATTCACTGAGGACCAAGTTCAACTCGTTGCTGGCGAAGCTGGAAACTCTGGGCCTGCTCGCAAGTTCGTGAGCTTCGTCCAGTTGGTAAAGTCGCCACGGCCGGGAAAAGGGTATTTCCTGGCCGTGCCGGCCTACGAAGGTATTACAGCGCCTTTCGTCACGTCCCTGCATTCCTCTCTGGTCAATCTGCCGCATCGGCTGGACCTGGAAGTCTTCAGCGGCAATTGTCACATTGACGATTCGCGCAACCGGCTGGTGCGGGACTTCCTTGAGAGCGACTGTGACGAACTGATATTCATCGACGGGGATGTGACGTGGCTCGACTGCGACCTCAAGAAGCTGATCGAGCACGACCGGGACATCGTCGCGGGTATCTATCCGCTGAAGAACGATGACGAGGATTACCCTGTCGCACCGCTTCCCGGTGAGCGCTGGGCGGAATCGGACGGCTGTGTCGAAGTGGCAGGAGTTCCCACGGGATTCCTCAAGATTCGTCGCAGGGTGTTCGAGAAGCTCTACGACACCGTGCCACAGCATCGAAGTCGTGAAGACGGTTACGGACGCATGCTGATTCCGGTGCTCTTCGAGCGCACGCTCAAGGGCTTGTCTCGCCGTGGCGGCGATTACGAGTTTTGTCGAAAGGCTCGTGAGGCGGGATTCAGAGTCTACGTAGACCCGAGCATGCAGCTCGGCCACATGGGCCAGAAACTCTGGCAAGGATGTCTCGGTCACTTCTGGCGTAAGGATGTAGCCATTCCAGATGGCATTCGGGCAATCCGAGAAAACCGAGCGGACGCCGCAACGTTCCTGGAGATGTACAACGTCTGGCATAACAACTGGGCGCTGTCACCGGAAGGGCTGTACGCGACCAGTTTGCTTGCTAGGCAGTCCAAAGGCCCGATCCTCGAATGCGGCTCTGGCCTGTCAACGCTTTGTCTTGCAGCGTCCACTGACCAGCCGGTGTATGCATTGGAGTCTTCACCGACATGGGCATCCCGTATAGACCGGCTCGCGCGGGATAACGGGCTTACAAATGTCCGCGTGCATCTCACCGAAGTGAAGGACCATGGCGGATTCGAGTGGTACGCGGATGCACCGCGGGAGAACTACGGGCTCGTTCTGTGCGATGGCCCGCCACGAAAAACTGGACGCAACGGATTGTTCCGCCTCATGACGAATGAGATATCACGCGCTCCCATCATCGTGGATGACATCGCGCACGTGGACACACGGGATGCGGTGGACGAGTACTGCGCAAGCGCTGGACGCAGGCTCTCAGTGTTTGAGGCGATGCGCCCATTCGGCGTGGTGCAATGAAAGTTCGTGTCTGCACGCCGTGCCTGACCGGGTCGACATCGGTCGCATTCACGCGCTCGATGATCGAGACGGCAGTAGCGTTGACGCTGGCGGGCATCAGCTTTCAATGGTCCGCGCTTTCGTTCGCGAACTTCATTCAGTGTGCGCGCAATGAGTTGGCCGGCGAGTTTCTCGACTCAGACTGCACTGACCTCGTGTTCATCGATGATGACATGGGGTGGGAGACGGGCGGATTCCTGCAAATGTTGATGCGGGATGTCGATGTAATCGGAGCGATCTGTCCGCGTCGCAAGTATCCGCGTGAGTGGAATGCGCGCGTGATCGGCAAGGAAGGCGAGTTACTTGAGTGTTCGTACATCGGCACCGCGCTGCTTCGCATCCGCCGGAATGTACTTGAGAGCATGCCCCGAGCTTTTGATGCGGGGTACGAAGGCCCGCGATTCATGGGCGAGGACGCATGGTTCTGCCGCGAATACCGCAAGTCCGGTGGTCGCATCTGGGCAGAACCCAACATCACCATTACTCACTCCGGGCCGCACGAATGGCGCGGTAACTACTCGGAGGAGGCTGCCACTCGATGAGTGATTGGCGGCACGGACATAACACTCGGACCAAGCGCTCCCCGACCTATCAAAGTTGGAGCGCGATGAAGCTGCGTTGCCTTAATCCGAACTACAAAAAGTTCTATCTGTATGGCGGGCGTGGAATCAAGGTATGTGATCGATGGGTCGAGTCGTTCGAGAATTTTCTTGCGGACATGGGGCAGAGACCAGAGGGCAAAACACTTGATCGCTACCCAAACAAGGATGGCAACTATGAGCCCGGAAACTGCCGGTGGGCGACTCAAGAGGAGCAGCATAGCAACCGAAACAAGTACGTGCGCGGCCGTGTCGCTAAAACACACTGCCCGGCTGGGCACGAGTACGCCGGTGAAAATCTTTACTTCAACCCGAGGACGCGAAGGCGATTCTGCAAGACATGCAAGAGCGCATCGCAAACTCGGATTCGCAATGATCGAAGAATTGCACATGCCTTCGAGGAACGGCTTTAACTTCTAGGAGATCTTTATGCCACGAGAAGAAAGTTTCGGCTGCGCCACGTCACACGTCAAAGCAGACGTTTTGCAGCATCGCACAGGCGGAACGGCCGGGTTCTTCGGCACCACGCCGACGACTCAGCCCGCGACCATTGCGGATGCCACGAATACGACGACCACGACATCCACGACCACCGCGCTCACGACGGATCTGGACTCGTTGCGCACGAAGTTCAACACACTTCTCGCGTCGCTGGAATCGCTGGGGATTCTCGCTAGCTCGTAATGGCCACTCCCACCTCGCAAGCCGCGTCGCAGGTCATCAAGGACGCGCTTGTTGCCCTCAATGTCATCCGCGAGACACAGACCCCGACCGCGGATCAGCAGTCGGTGTGTATTCGTCGCTTGAACCAGATGATGGCGCTGTGGGAAGCGGATGGGCGGAACCTCGGATACATCCCGATCGGCACGGTTACGGACACGATGACCGTGCCGGATGGCGCGCTCACGGGCATCTATTCGAGCCTGGCCATTCTGATTGCACCGTCATTCGGCGCGAGCGTGCCGCAGGAGCTCGTAGCGGTGAACGAGAAGGGGGTGGCCGTCATCGACAAGATCACCGCGAAAGAGGTGACGATGCAGCTGGATGTTCCTGAGCCCGCAGATCGGGGTGAGCGGTTCAATGTGAGCACCGGGTGATATGGGATCTCTACCGCTTCCGGTCCACTCGTATCAACTGAGATCGAGGCCGGCGAGTCCTGCAAGGTTAGTCAACTGCTACGCGACCCCGCTTCCCCCGGGAGCGAAGGCGCGCTACGCGCTGACCAGAGCGCCAGGGATTGCGACATGGACGACGGTAGGCAACGGCCCGATCTCTGCCCTGTATGCGGCGCTGGGCTATCTCTGGGTCGTCAGCGGCACGAAGCTGTACAAGGTGGACAGCGCTATGACGGCCACCGAGCTGGGCGACATCGGAGCGCCGGGCCGGATCGACATCGACAACAACATCACCACCATTGTCGTGGTCAACGCGCCCGATGCGTTCTACTACGACACGAGCACGAGCACGTTCGGCCAGATCACCGATGTGGACTTCACCTCTCGTGGTGCGACGGATGTGGAGTTTCTGGACAACCTCCTGTTGTTCGTGGAGCCGGATTCCGGGCGCATTTTTGGTGCCGATGTTGGAACCGCCACCTCATTCAATGCGCTGAATTTCCTGACCGCAGAAGGCTCGCCGGACAATCTGGTGGGTATCAAAGCGGACCATCGGCAACTTCTCGCGTTTGGTGAGAAATCGACGGAGATAATGGAGATCGGCGGCGGCGCGGGATTCCCGTTGATCCGTGCGGCAAACGGATTCATCGAAAAGGGATGTTTCAACGGCCAGACCGCAGTCAAGATTGATCAATCTGTGATGTGGGTGGCGCCTGACTACACCGTGCGCCGACTCGAAGGCAACACCCCGGTTGAGGTGAGCCAGGAAGGCATCACCCAGGCGCTCGGCCAGGTCACGATGGCCAGCGGGAAGGCGTTTTCGTACGCGCAGGAAGGCCATGAATTCTATGTCCTGCAGTTTCCTGAAGGCACGTTCGTTTACGACGCGAAGACCAAGGAGTGGCACGAGCGGCAGACGCACGGGTATGACTACTGGCTGCCATGGAGCCATGCGCAGTTCGCCGGCTTAGAGCTCGTCGGTGATGTCTCCAGCAACAAGATCGGTTATCTCTCACCGACCACTTATGCCGACTGGAGCGGCATCCAGCGCATGGAGTGGACGTATCAGCCCGTGTTTGCGGCGGGCAATAGAGCCTTCCACGATCGACTGGAAGTCATCATGGAAACCGGCGTTGGCCTTACAACAGGCCAGGGCTCAGATCCCGAGATCATGATGGAGGCGTCGGACGACGGTGGCCGTACGTTCGAGTCACTGCCGAACAACAAGATCGGCAGGATCGGCGAGTACCAGCAGAGCGTTGTGTGGAACCAGC